TATTGGAATTAGTACTTATGAAGTTGACAATATATACTATGCATCAGCATTATCATGGGATGGAAGTGCTAGAACAGGTGTTATTACATGTAATATCCATTCTGGAACTGATGTTAGCGGATTAGTTGGTGTTGGATCAACCTTACATCCTGCAGGAAGAATTACATGGGGACGCTTCTCTTCAGCAATAAGAGATGTTTACAATCCTCTTAGTTTACCTGCTAAAGGACTTGAGTATAATCCAGACCTAGATAAGTGGCCAATTGTCCGTAGGACTAATATTGGTTTGCGTAATACTGGTGCTCTTGAAAAGAAACTTTAATTTTTCATTATAAATACCAAAATAGTAAGACCTCACACTAGAACATTGCAATGGCAGCAATAATAACAGATCAATTTAGGATTATCAACGCTAATAACTTCATGGATGATGTTACTAGTGGAAATAACTCTTACTATGCTTTTCTTGGATTAGCAAATCCTACTGTATCAGGTTTCGGAAGAACCGATACTTGGAACAGCACAACTGTTCAGCCACCTTCACCTGTTGATAGTATCAATTGCAATAACCATGTATACGATACTATGTTATTTGGCAGGAAAGTTTTTCCTGGTGATGTGAGGAGGTTGATTAGAAAAGTTACTTGGACAAAAGGTACATCATATGATATGTACCGTCATGATTATAGCACAACTTATCGTTCTTTAGTCTCTAACTCTAGTAGACTATATTCAGCAAATTATTATGTAATGAATAAAGACTATAGAGTCTATATTTGTATCAATAATGGTTCTGCTGGTATTAATAGTATTTCAAGTGCATCTCTTGATGAACCAACATTTACTGACCTTGAACCATCTGCTGCTGGTGTAAGTGGTGACACTTATCTTTGGAAGTATATGTTCACGGTTCCTCCTGCGGATATCGTGAAATTTGACTCTACTGAGTATATTGCGGTTCCTAATAATTGGGAGACCACTAATGATGCTGATGTTAAAGTTGTTAGAGAAAATGGTGATTCTGATACTAATAGTAATCAGATTAAAGTAGTATCAATTGATGAATCTGGTGCAGGATATAGCTTCCTCTCAAGTCCTATTGAAGTTGATATTATTGGCGACGGAACTGGTGGTAAAGTTAGAATACTAACTAATACACAGGGGCAGATTATTTCTGCACAAGTTACTAACGGTGGTAAGGGGTACAGTTATGGAAGGGTTGATCTTTCTTCTATCAATGGTAGTGCTACAAAGTTTGCTAAATTAACTCCTATTATCCCTCCTTCAAAGGGGCATGGATTTAATGCATATAAAGAATTGGGAACTGATAAAGTCCTAATTTATACTAGATTTGATGCATCATCATATGATTTTGCTTCTGATACTAGATTTGCACAAGTTGGGTTGATTAGAAACCCAACTGCAGTTGGAGTTGCTGGTACTAATTACTTACAATCTTCTGAATTTTCAGGATTGAAAGCAATTAAATTTACTGGAGATACTTCACAATCTCTTGGTATTGGTACTGCTATTGAGCAAAATATTACTGGAGTAGGTACTGCTAGAGGGTATGTTGCTTCATATGATATTGATACTAGGGTTATTAAGTACTTCCAAGACAGAAGTTTAGTTTATAACCAATCTACATTTGATGCTACTGATAGTAGAGATGTTGCAAAACAATCTCCTGTGATTGATTTTCAATCTGGTGCTGCTGCTAATGCAGTAACTAGTACTGCATTCAGTGTTAGTGTAGATGCTACATTTAGTGGTATATCTACAACAACTCCTGCTGGTAAGGTAGTAGATCTAGGCGTTCAGTTTACAAATGGTGTTGCTGACGGTGAAATAAATAAGAGGACTGGCGAGATAATCTATCTTGATAATAGACCTACTATTACAAGAAATGTTCGTCAAAAAGAAGACATTAAAATCGTATTAGAATTCTAAACCGATGCCACAACAGACTAATCTGAATATAAGTCCATACTATGATGACTTTGACAGATCCGATAATTATCACAGAGTTCTGTTTAAACCAGGATTCCCTGTTCAAGCTCGTGAATTAACGAGTCTGCAATCTATAATGCAGAACCAAATTGAACAGTTTGGTAGTCATATGTTTAAAGAAGGATCTGTAGTAGTTCCTGGTGGTGTTACTTATGATGGAAATTATTTTGCAGTTAGACTGGATGCGACACATTTAGGAACTGATATCGAAGTTTATATAGAAAATCTTGTTGGTAAAAGAATAAAAGGACAAACATCAGGTATTACAGCAAAAATAATTAATTATATTACTGCAGCAACATCTATATCATCAGATCCAACATTATATGTAAAATATCTTTCTCCTGGTCCTAGTGGATCGTTTGATTTCTTCCAAGATTCTGAGTTAATTTTATTAGAAGAACCAGTTACTTATGGTAATACAACATTAAATACTGGATCATCTATTGCATCAACAATACAACAGGATTCTTGTCTTTCAGGATCTGCAATTAATATTAGTGCTGGTGTATATTTTGTAAGGGGTTCTTTTGTAAGAGTTAATCAACAGACTCTTATTCTTGATCAATATGATAATAAACCTTTTTATAGGGTTGGATTACAGGTAGTAGAAAAAGCTATCAATGCCAAAGAAGATCCTTCATTGTATGATAACGCTAAAGGATTTTCAAATTATGCAGCACCAGGAGCAGATAGATTACAAATAGATCTTGTTCTTGCTAAAAAGTTTACTAATGATTTTGATGATACTGATTTTATAGAACTTGTTAGAGTTAGATCTGGTAATATTGAAAAGGAAATTAATAGGACAAGTCAATATAATTTAATTAGAGATTATTTTGCTAAGAGAACTTTTGATGAGTCTGGAGACTATACAACAACTCCTTTCTTTATCAATGTTCTTGATAGTTTAAATGATAGAATGGGTAGTGAAGGTATCTACTATGCCACTGAATCTACAAGAGAGGGAAATACACCTAATGATGATCTTGCATGTGTCAGAGTCTCTCCTGGTACTGCCTATGTAAAAGGATACGAGTTTGAAACATTTGGAGAAACAATTGATTGTGAGAAACCCAGAACCACTTCTGATAAAATAGAAGAATCTTTTTCTTTTAGATTAGGAAATAGACTTAAGCTTGATGGTGTTCAAGGTATAACAACATTTAGAAATCCTATTGATCTCCAGAGTGGTATTAGTAGTGAGAAGATTGGTGATGCTAAGGTATATAATTTTGGATTATCAGATTCTAAGTATAAAGATAATTCAACAGAATTTGATTGTTACTTATATGATGTTCAGTTATATACAAAATTGTTTGTTAACAACAATGTTTCTAATGATGAAGTAATAGAATCTGCTTTTGTTGAAGGTGAAGAAAGTGGTGCTACAGGATATACAATATCTGCTGGTGCTGGTAGTAGTACCATAACGGTAACACAAGTATCTGGTCGTTGGCAAGCAGGGGAAAAAATTAAATTTAGAAGCAATGAGAATCTATCTAGAATTGTTACCAAAGTAATAACTTATGATATGAATGATGTTGAAAATCTTCAACAATCTAATACATTTTATGCTAAGAAAAAATTAAATGAGAAAGTACCTTATGGTTTAAGGTCAGATGACCCTGTTAGAATTGCTACTAATGGTGATGTAACTTGTGTAGGTAGAACATTTGAAAGATTTACACCTGGAGATATTGTAATTTATAGAAGACCAGGGCAATCTTTACCTAATCGCAATATTGTATCTTATGTTGCGAATGATGGTGGCAGTATGAGATTGGCAGCATTGACAACCAATCCCAATTTATTTACTGGATCACTTCCAGGTTCTCAATATGAAGGTCCAATTTTTATAGGTGAACAGCAATTAAGTAATGAAGATGCTACTGGTTTATATTTACCACTTCCTAAAAAACATATCGCTGATATTGATTTTACTGGAGCACAGTTGATTCTTTCCGATCAAGTAACTGGAGAATCAACTGATGCAAATGGTACTTTAGTTGTTAATACTAGTTCTCTTAGTATTGATGATTGTAATTTTATTGCATTTGATCAAGAAAGATATCAAGTACAATATAGTAGTGGTTTAATAGCAACAATTACTCAAGACCAAGTTACGGTTACTGATGATGTTTTAACTATTAGTGGATTAGCATTTTCTCAAAGTAATATTAAAGTTAATGTAACAGTTGCTAAGAGCAATATTAAGAGTAAAGTTAAAGAATATAAGAGAAGTCAAGAAATTGAAATTGTATATTCATCTAAATCTACATCTGGTTCTACATCTGGAACTAGTGTTGATGATGGATTAACTCAGAGTGGTCTTTATGGTATAAGAGTTCAGGATGAAGAAATATGTTTAAATTGGCCTGATGTAGCAAAGGTTGTTTCTGTTTATGAATCTTTAGATAAAAATAAACCAATTCTTGATCAATTGGTGTTTAGTTCTACCGATCCTATTCTTCAAAATGCAATTGTAGGAGAAGCTATTGTAGGAGAAAATACTAATGCTGTTGCAAAAATAGTTTCTGTTAATCCAGGTACTAGTAGTATTAGTATTGTATATAAAACTACTGATAAGTTCCAACTTTTAGAAACTCTATTGTTACAGGAATCAAATTCCTCTGCTACATTACAGGGAGTTATTCCTGGAAAATATAATGATGTATCAGACTCTTTTGTATTAGATAAAGGTCAAAGAGATCAATATTATGATTATTCTAGATTAGTAAGAGTAAGTAAAACTTTTGTACCTTCTAGAAAACTTTTAGTAGTTATTGATAGATATGACATTCCTTCTGCTGATACTGGTGATGTATTCACAGTTAGTAGTTATGACGCAGAAAGATTTAAGAAAGATATTCCTGGTATAGGAAAATCAAGTAAAAGAGCAACTGATACTCTTGATTTTAGACCTAGAGTAATAGAATTTACTCCAGATAGTGCTGCAGTATCTCCATTCTATCCATCAAATAGAGATACAATTCAATCTGGTAATAGAATTCCAACACCAAATGAGAGTTCTAGATTTAAATATAAGAATTATTTTGGAAGAATTGATAAAGTTCTTCTCAAATCAACAGGTAATATAATTGTACATAAAGGTGAACCATCATCCAATCCAAAACCACCTGCAGATGATCCATCTGCAATGATATTAGCTACAATTGTATGGCCACCATATTTGTATAGAACTGGAAATGCTAAAGTATATTTGATAGATAATCGCCGTTATACAATGCGTGATATTGGTGCTATTGAAGATAGACTTGAAAATCTAGAAAATGTTACATCATTATCATTATTAGAACAAAAAGTTGCAACTTTGCAAGTTAAAGATGCTGATGGATTGGATAGATTTAAGAGTGGTTTCTTTGCTGATTCTTTAAAATCTAGAGCATTTATTGATCAAGCATCTCCAATAGATGTCGATCTAAACAGAGGGCATATGCTTCCTTTGACAGATCTTAATTCTATTGATTTGTCAGTACTACCAAGTACACAACAACCTCCAGAAACATTAGATTTCACAGAAGACTTTGCTTTATTAGATGGTAAGGCAAAGAAAACTGGTAGAATGATTACTCTTGATTATAAAGAAACCGCATTTGTTGAACAGAATTTTGCTACTAGAGTAGAGAATCTTAACCCATTCTTAGTTTATAGTTATAATGGTGATTTAAAATTAAATCCAACTAGCGATAATTGGATCAATACAGAAAGAGCATTTACTTTAGAAACACAAGTTATTAGAAGAACTTCAATTGATCCAAGATTATCAGTAAATAATGTTGATGGTGGATTTGGTGATGATGAATTGCAAGCAAGCACTACAGATAGTGTACAAAAAATAGAAAGAGATGATATTACATCTAGAAATACTTACATTGCTAATGAAGAATTTGATCCATTTATTAGGTCTAGAAATATTGAATACAATGTAACTGGTTTAAGACCAAATACTAGATTTTTTACATTCTTTGATGAACTTTCAAATGTTGATGTAATACCAAAAATTGTTGGTATTGAAAATGTTATTGGTTCATTTATTGTTGGTGAAACTATTACTTGTACACCAGAACTTTGGACATTCCGTTTTAGACTTTGTAGACCCGATCATAAGAAAGGTCCATTTGCTAATCCCACAGTTACTTATGAAGCAAATCCTTTAGATAGGAATGAGACATTACCTACAGCATATTCACAAGGTTCTACTATAATTAATATAGACACTGCTGCACTTGCTGCACAAGCACAGGGGGATTTCTTTGGATATCTTCCAGTAGGAACTGTTATTTCTGGTGAAACTAGTGGTGCTCAAGCAACTATTGCAGATCTTAATCTCTTCTCAGATGCTTATGGTGATGTAAGAGCATGTGTTTATACTAGATGGCCAAATTCAAATCCACCTCCACTTGCTAGAGTAAGAACAGGTGAAAGAGAATTTAAGGTAACTTCTAGTTCTATTAATTCATCTGGGTTAAGAGGAAGTACTGCTATTTCATCTGCACAAGCAATCTATACTGCTGTTGGAACTACACGACTTGTACAAACTGATGTTAGTGTTACAACTCTAGAAACTACGACAATACAAAGAGATATAAGTCTTACCTTTGTAAACCGAAGGCCGCCCCCACCACCTCCACCCCCACCCCCAGTTATAATCAATAACACAACTGTTATTGATCAAACTGTAACAAATGAAGTAACAAATGTAATCGATAATACTGTTACTATACAACAGACTATTGATAATACTGTTACTGTACAACAGACT